TCTTCTGGTTTTAGTTCCTTAAAAATATCATATGTTTCATTAAGTACCTTATTTGTCTCTGTTAAAGACTGCGTACTTAGCATAGTTTCAATTATTTTTTTAGCATAAGGTTTAATTGCATTCGGCATAGTTGTACGTACTACCTCTACACCTGTATACTTAAACTTATTTTCCTTAATACCTTCGTCATCGAGAATATGCATTACATATCTCTTCTTTTGCAAGAAGACACCAACATCAGCTATACATTCTCGCTTAAACACAAATCGACTATCTTTTGATAAAAGAGATTTTTTTGCCCAGTCGTGCACTCCTTCATTTAGATAGTCCTCAATTTCCTGAATCTTATCATGAGTATCTTGATGTACATCATTACCATCTAAAAAGTTTAAGCCCTTGCTAACAAGAGGAGTAATAGAAACATATGACGAATCCGTATCATTGTATACAATACATTCTTCAAGTTCTTTATCAGAGATATCCGGAACTTCTTGTTTAATAAATTCCTTGATAAGCTCATTTGAATATTTAATAACAGCCTGCCCGGTAAGCGTGACTGAAGATGCAATATCATCATCACCAATAGGGGCATTCTTGTTACCCATATATCCATAACACGAATTAATCAAAATCTTGATAACCATCTGCGAGGTGTTTAGCCTTTCTACTTCATACTTCGCATCTGTATGCTCCTTCGATCCTTTCTTGAGCTTTTTAAGCTTGGTTTTAGCTTTAAAGAGATCCTTTTTAATCTTTACACGTTGATTGTAATAATGCTCTAAAAACTCAGGTATAATACCTTTCTTCTTTTGTGTAAATAAGAATCCAGCCTTAGATAAGGCACACTCTTCCTCCTTTAGAAACTTTACAAACGAAGGTTTGTCGAGTTCAAATACCTTACCCGATACGTGTTGTATAATAACCTTATCGTCAGTACTCTTTTCAACTTTACCTACTTTAGTTTCCGGTGATGTATTCAAAGATATCATCACATTAGGGTATAGAGAATTAGCATCAAAAGATACTACATGATTTTTAAACCCTTGTTTAGGTTCAGCGACATACGCACCTGGGTTCTTACCGGTATCAACATTACGTAAAAATGTAGCAATCACTTCACCGCGGCGCCTTGCTTTGATACAAAGTGCCCCATTAATTACTTGAATGGTTCCCATTGCGCCTTCAAGTGTAGTTAAACCAACATACGAAAGCATTCTTAATAAAGGAACATACTGCAATTTTTCTTCTAACCGAACAAGCAAATTAACGTCCTGAATGTTATAGTCAATAAACGTATCCCAATCTTCATCAGATAGAGTCGCAAGGTTTGTATCTCCATAATCAATCTTTCGTTGACCAAGCTCAACTTCACCAATTGCATCAAGCTTATATGACTCGCGAAGCTTTAAGCAAAACCGTTTATATACATCAAGATAGTCTAAGCAAGCGACACCGTCTATATAGTATCTTTTAAGATCTCTACCAAATTTACCTTTTACAGTTCTAAAGTGTACTCTGCCTAAAGGAGATAATCTATTAACATAGTCTTGACCAAGTATACGCTCGATACGGTTAATGATATACGGAATATCAAAAAACTCAGAGTTCCAACCACTCAATATATCCGGGTAATCACTCTCAAGATACTCAATGAACCGTATAAACATTTCCCGTTCATCTTTACAATGAACGTAATTTAAGTTGTCAGCGCCTTTACCGTTATACGGCTTAATGCCAAATGTATGAAACTTCTTACTAAAGTTATCATAACAAGTTATAACGTTTACTATATGAGTAGGATCTTCAGGATTAGGAAATGAATCCGGAGAGTATGTCTCAATATCAAGTAAGCACGTTTTAAGCGGGTGAGTACTAAATTCAGGTTCCTCATTTTGCTCCCAGTATAAATCCAATAAAAACTGCTGCGCTGGCGGCATGTTTTCAAATACACGCTTAACGTTTGATTCTCTTACAAATCGTGATCTATCGTAACTAGTATTAAACTTACGTTTTTTGACCTTTGTACCGTAAATTGATGTCTTTTCACCTGCGCCGCTTTCTAGATAAAGATATGGTTCAAAAGAACATTCATGCATTACCCGTTTACCATCCGTATCCCAGGTAAACAAATTAACACAACGGTTTCTACCGTTATAAACAACATTCCTATATGACATCTACTATATTATAGTATATAGTAGTTCCTAATTCCACCTCTTTAAATGAACTCTCTCGGCGCTACTCCATGGGGTATTAAGACTTTCAGTATAAGCACGTATATTTTCGTCTTTTTCTAAGAGCCTTCTTTCACCTATACTCCTTAACTTACGAATATTATTATAATAAGAACTCTTATTCTTAAAAGCTAAAATTTTATTAATTTTATCTTCAAATTCATCTACAGTAGAGAATTTTAAGGTATCAGGTGCAGAGTTATACGTTTCCATATCTTGACATAAGCATGGAATTCCTAAAGTACACGCTTCAATAAATTTAATATCAGATTTAGATTTATTGAAGTCGTTTACCTGGAGCGGTGCCACCATTAATTGAGCGTCAAGACTTGCAATTAAGTATGGGTATCTAATAAGCGTCTCCCATGGGTAAAATTCAATCTCTCTCTGTTGAACAAGATCAACCAACTGAGGAGGAAATGCTCCGACAAATACCCATTGGTATTTTTTTACAGTTTTTCTAATAAAGTCTCTTACATGCGACATGTCATCATTACCGCCTACTTTATTATCTACATCATAATGAGCTCCTGAACCTGTATATAAAATTCTAGGTCGGTTTTTATGTTTCTTAAATGCGCGCTCTACTTTACGTGGGTTATATAGATGCCCCATCCAAAAATTTGGAACAAAATTTGGTATAACAGTAATTTCTTTTTTACCTGTTTTTTCCGTATACAACCTCTTCATGAATTCACAGGTAACAGTAACTTCATCAACAAGGTTAATAATGTCAACACAATTTTGGCGGACCTCCTCTGTATCAAAAGCAAATTTAAATTTATTATAATCAGGAATTACCTCTCTAAATACTACGTCATCGACTTCATATATAATTTTAAAACCGTGATCTTGTTGTACTTGTTTAAGAAACTTAATAAATTCTTTTTGTTGTGACGAAGCTTGGCGCTGTACCTTTACTGTTTTAACACCCGTATACCATCTCGGATCAACCACCATTGCTGTAGTTGATTGCGACATTCCTTCACCTCTAGCGTTAATAACCGATTCAGGCCATAAGATACGCCAGTGACCGCAACCTGAATAATCTGCCAAGTAGTTTACATATCTTGGTAGTGATGCTTCTTTAGGTTTAAGTTCGTCAGTTGGTGGTGCTTGTGGTAGTTGTTTAGGGACTCCGGGGAGACCAACTACCGGGGCAGTAAATGGTTGTGGAAATGGATTGGCGCCTAGCATCATTATATATAGTTTATCGTTCCGTATAATCTACCCGAGTAGTTATACCGTTTTCTTTTTCTAAATAAATTACATCACCGGTAACTGCTTTAATAGATTCTTTACGGTGAGATATTACTATAGAACACTCATTTAATTCCTCAACTCTATCTTGTAAAATTCGTGTAATGAGTTCGATGCCCTTCTCGTCAAAAGAAGAATCAAACAGTTCATCATAAATTGCAATATTATACTGCACACCGCCCTGTAGTCTTCTTATATCTGAAAATGTAAACAAACAGGCTAAGTCGATAGACTTGCGTTCAGCTCCAGAAAAGTTAAAATATGAACATACTTTATTTTTTTCATTGAGTATTTCTTCTTCAAAATATTCATTAAAAATACAAATAGAATTAGAATCTAATCTTTTTAGATAATGTAATAATTTACTATTAAGTAGCTCGAGTAGTTTATTAACAATATACGATTTAACACCTTCTTCTGAGACAACATACTTTACAATATCTAATTTAGCTAACTCGTCTCTAAACTTTTTGACCTTCTTTTCAAGTTTATCTACACGTTTTTTTGTTTCAATAATTAGTAGGTCAAAATCAGTATCTGTCGATTCAATAGCCTCAAGATCGCCTTTTAATTCTTCTTGCCATTTACCCAGCTGTATAATACGTTGTTCAATATTCTTTTTGTTTTGCTCTTGTAACCTTGCTTCCGCCACCTTATCTTTACATTGACTTATTGCTCTTAAAAACTTATCCTTTCTTACTCTAAGTTCCTTTAACCCTTCAGAGTAGTTCTTAATATTATCTATTGCTTCATGAATATACTCTTTAAGATTTTGTTTCTCTTGTACTATTAATTCTTCATCATGCTCTTCCATCGGACGGAGACACACTGGGCATTTTTCCTCTTCCGTGCCCATTTTTTTATACCGCTCTTTTCGCTCAGCGGCTAGAGCTTTGTTACGTGCAACGGCCTCTAAATTAGTTTCAATTCTTATATCTTGATCAGTAACAGCTTCTTCAAGAGAAGATACTTGTTTTTGTATCTTACTAATATCTACTTCTTCGACTTCATTAAGTTCTCTTTCAAGTTTCTCTTTTTCTTGGGTATTATCTTTTTGACGACCGAGATATTTTTCTTTCTTTTGTTGTCTTGTTTGAAGGATTCGTTGTTTTTGCTCTTCATAATTATTATATGCTTTTTGTATCTCCTCCAATTTAGTCAACTGCGTGTCATGTTCACGTGTTATGTCGTTATATTCATTCCTCAAAGCAGTTAACATTGTGCTAAAAATTTCCATTCCGAAAATATCCTCGATAAACTTTCGTTTTTCGATTTTATTTTTAGCCATAAATGGAACTGCATTATTTACTGTCATAATAACGCAGTTTTGAAAAATAGACGGGGAAGCACTCAATACACGGCTAATATAGGCTGTAGTATTTTTAATACTATCTCTTGTTCGATCAACACCGTCTTTAAAAATAAGAACTTTTGAAGGTGATAGTGTACGTATTATCTTATAATTATTTTTTCCACGAGGTGAATCGAGTTCAAAATCTAACTCAATGTGTGTTTTACCGTTTGTAAGATTATTAGGTATAAGATCTTTTTTAAGTTCACGTAACGTTTCGCCAAATATAGCAAAATACAAAGCATCTGCTATGGTACTCTTACCAATAGCGTTTCGTCTATCAGGCTTATCCTTATTTTTACCGGTAATAACATGGAGACCTTTATCAAACTCTATTGTAACAGGGTTCTCTCCTACAGATAAAAAATTTACTATACTGAGCTTCTTAAAGTTTACTTTTTTCATATAAACCAAGAGTGTATTTTATTATCTCTTTTTTATTCTTAATTTCAAGGAGATTTACAAACTCTTCTATAGCTTGAGGTATGTCAATACCTGACAAATCTTCTTTATTTTCTGTATCGTCAAGTAGACGGTTAAAATTTATATCGTAATCAACAGTTAATACTTCAGGTTTAAGTAGCGTTAATTTTTTAAGTAATACATCCATATCAGCTTGCGATATATTCATATCAACTTTTAAACGAGCAATATTACCAGCAAATAAATCTACAATTGAATTAGTAATATTACCTTCACGTACTAATTCACTGAGGGATATCTTTTTATAGTTTGGAGATATATTATTAGGTGTAAAATTATATTCTAAAGTATCTAAATCCAATATATAGTAGCCTTTTTGATTATTTGTATCACCGAAATCCATTTGAAACGGGTTACCTACATACAAAATTGTACCTTTACCAAACTTCTTTTCATGTCTAGTATGAAAATGACCTGATATAACTAACGAACTCTTTTTAAGTAAATCTTTCACCTTAAGTCCCTCTTCACAAACCTTATAAGAATTCATCTTAAATGTCTCTATCTCAAAATGACCGAAGATAACATCACTTTCCGGTACTTCTTTAATATTTGTATTCCATGGACAGAAGGTAATCGTACGATCGAAAGCTTCGATCGTATCATATGTGTCTAAAATTGTTACGTTTTTTCTCTTTTTGAAAATAGATAACGAATTAACGTCAGTTCTATGTTTATAGTAAATATCATGGTTACCAGTAATAGCGATAATATTAAAATCACACAATATATCTAAAATATCTGCAGATATTTGCAGAGTATTAACTGATATCTCACTTCTATTATGATGCCAATCACCACAGAAGATTAAATCTTTGATATTTTTTCGTTTACACTCTTCTTTAAACCAATGAGCCCATTCTACCGCATAATTATGCCAGTCAGAACTGTTCGAATGGACGCCTAAATGAAGATCTGAAAAAATAGCAACTCTAGGCTTATTAATCTTCAAAAGAATTTTCCTCGTCAGGTGGTTTTACGTACACGTGTCCGTGTGTATTATCAGGGTTAGACATAAAATCTTCATATACACGCTCTTTATACTTTGTAACCGCTTCGTGGTGTTTTTTCTCCTTTTTAATACGGTTTATAAACGCATGATATGCTATTGTTGTAAAGTATGAAAACGGATTAGTTGCTTTCTCGAAGTTAAACTTCTTATATTTTAAAGCTGAATACATTTTAATAAGAGCATCACCAATCATATCGTCTTTATAAGTATAATTGATAAATGATGCATTGTAACTTAACCCATAAGCAATTTTTTTAATGTTTTCTGCTAAGTCGTCAGTAAGAATATCTGTATCATAGTACTTTTGTAACGACGCTTTAAAGACTTTGGGTTCTATATAATATGGTTTCTTTTCTTTTTTTTCGGCCATTTGTAAAATTATAGTATAAGTTTAAGATTTTTCAACGATATTAGTGTCGGTATACTTTATTTTCTCTCTGTCATAAATCTCTTTACGTTTTTCACAATGTCTTATACCGTATCTCAATCGATCGCATATGTCGAATATAATAAGCTTGTTTTTTGAAGCATGTTTACGAAGTCCTCTACCAATTGACTGAACCGTTCGTATAAAAGACTTACCTCCCGATGCGAAAATGATGTTATGGAGATTTTTAATGTTAACACCTGTCGAAAATATGGCACTAATAGCTACACACACCACATTAGCGTCTTTTTCCATGATTTTCTTAATTTTGTCACGTTCTTCCACTTCAACCTCACCTCTAATAAAGTATACCTGTTTATTTTTAAGAGTAGTAAGGTAATCCATCAATAATTCACCGTGTTTTATGTGATTAACCAGTATTAATGTGTTGTTTTCAAGCTTTTCACATAGTTTCGTTAAAAACTCATTTCTAAACGGGCTTTCATATAAAAAATCCAACTCTTCCCTGTAGGCATTGTCAGAAAGGTATCTTGGAGGTGTATTATACTCAAGATTTAACACCTTTACATTAACATTCGCCAAATAATCCTCTAATCTTAACTCATAACTCGTTTTTTCATATATTACAGGCCCCAATTTACCTATGATCGACCATTTATCTAAGTTATTCTCCGGAAGTGTACCAGTAAACCCGTATTTGTTGTGGGTTGTAATCTTAGATACTATTTTGCTAATCTTGTTCGACGCTTTAATCTTGTGACACTCATCAACTATGAGTAAATCCACATACTTTAACCAATCATTCGTATCAAACTGACTTTGAACTATGCCGATATTACATATAACAACGTTAGCTGTTAGATCTGGCTTAGTTTTACCCGTCCACTTAGTAAGTTTAAAGGTAGTACCGCTACTCATAAATTCATCATACGTTTGAGTTACAAGACCTAAATCAGGAACCAAAACAACACACTTAAAAGTGTCTTTGTCTGGACTTGATCTAAAGTAATTCTCAATAAGAGCAGCAGTTGTGAGTGTTTTACCTGCACCGGTACCTAAAACACATGTACCTCTACCAAGTTTTAGTGCTCTTTTAATAACATCCTCTTGATATTCCCTTAGAGTTAAGGTGAAATCTTTATAAATGTCAATATCTCTACCGACTTTAAGTATTTTTTGTAGTTTATCAGTAACTTCAATATCGATTTTAATCTGATTGTTTATAAGATACTGTCGAATCTCCCAATATAATCCTACTTCACATGCTCCAGTGCCTGTTATTGCATATTTACGTCGAGCCGCAAATCTACCTCTATATCTAGCAAATCTAGCACCTTCATTTTCAACACTAAAATGCTCTCTAATACGGTCAAATAGGTCTGCGTCATCAGTTTTTAACTGAATTTTTCTTTTACCGGGGCTATAATCGAAAGTAAACATTAAAGTTGCTCCATCTTATTAATATCGATAATGTTTTTTATTTCCCAATGCATTTGACCCATTATCTTTTCAACCTTTTCCAGATATTCAATAATAGCATCTTGTTCTGAAATGGATTCATTTAATTTACTAATCGATTCGTGCCGCTCAGCTGCTGATTCTGCTGCTGATTGACTAATTCTCACCGGGGAATCAGATATAACCTTTTTAACTACTTCTTTCTTAAGCTGCTTTTTTTCTCTAAACAGTGAATTGCGTTTAATTTTTGTTTCTATTAAGCGCGCTACCCAAAAATGCTTACGCGCAGGTAGTCTCATCTGCGATTCTTTAATGTTAAAATCATCTAATTGAAGATCTTTGGTAATCTCTTCAATATACTTTTTTAGCAATTCCATCTATATATTATAAATATAAGTAGTATGGAATCAACCGGCAAATTTGAGAAGAGGTTTTTAAAACTACTAGAAAATATGACTGCAGGAGCTGGGCCCGATGGTGCATTTGGAGATGGGCCAACTATGCATACAGTTTATGGTCCAAATGCTGCTGCTCAAAATATTAGCTCTGGTGATACAATTGGAACAGGTGATGCTAAAATTTACACACCTCTCGGAAAAGTTCAAACACGTAAGGGTACTGCCGGGAGTGGTAAAAAAAGAAAAAAAAGAAATAAGAAAAAGAATAAAGGGGTAAATTTCGCTACAGGTGAAGAAAATGAAGAAGGTGCTGAAAAGTAAAAAGTGGTAGATTTAGGTCATTGGGAGGGGGTTCTAGAAGAAAGTACGGACCTACCTTATGGTTTCATTTATAAGATAACTAATCTTACTAATGATAAGAAGTATATTGGTAAAAAACAGTGTAAATCTATTAGAAAGCGACCTCCGTTAAAGGGTAAGAAAAATAAGAGGCGGGTAGAGATAGAAACAGACTGGAAAACATACACTTCTTCATCAAATCAGCTTAATGAGCATATAAGAATACTCGGAAAGGGTAATTTTAAGTTTGAAATCCTTAGATGGTGTGATTCAAAGTGGGAGTTGAGTTATCATGAAACTAAACTACAATTTGAAGAGGAAGTATTGTTAAGAGATGACTACTACAACGGAATTATTAACGTCAGAATTGGAAGGCGTAAGTGATCCAGTACGTGGTTTTGTGTTTATTGATCTTAACAAGTGTCTAGCAAGGTCTTTTAATGAATATCTGTTGTATATAACTGAAAACGAGCTTAAATTAACTAGAAAAGACAAAAACAAGCTCGGTATTCACTTCATAGTTAAGGAGCTTATTAAGGTTTGCTCTAAAAACAAAACTAAAAAGTGGTTTTACTACAAGACTGACGGTAGTTCAATAGAACATACACTAGTTAAGAGATTGTTTAATGCGCTCCCTACTAATATTACATATAGTGAAGAGAGTTTTAATACGTTTTTAGAAGAAAGGGACTATATGTCCTTTAATAAAAAGGATACCTCTACGGTTTCTTTTTATAAGTTTAGGCTTTTTCTTCGAAGATATGAATTACAGCAAATAGAAGAGGAGTTTCTATCAAATATGAATATAAAACTCTCGCTACTTCCATAAATATATACATGCGTAAGTTTCTTAAATTGATACAAGAAAACAAGCCTGGTATTAGCTATATTATTGACATAAAGGACACAGATGATAATTTATTAGGTTCAGCTGCTATCCCGGGTCCCACAAACACTTCTTTTTATGAGGAATTTGCCAATTACCTTGAAAATGTACACGGGGCGGAGGTTGTAGGGGTTAATACTGAGCGTCCTGTTGAGGATCAAGAGGGTCCGGTTGAAGCTATGGCGCAAACAAACCCCGAAGCAGCAGAACTTGTAAAAGATAGAATGGAAACTGAGGGTGGAATTTTACAAGCGTATGCTGATGAAACAGCGATGTTAAAACAAATGGCTGCAAAAATGTAATGAAGACTTTAAAATTAATAGAACAATATATGAACATGTTTGTCGAACAAGATGTCGACGAAATGGGTGAAATCGGTGAAGTTGACGAGGTTCAAGAGACAGATGTTAATGTTGATGTAGAGGTAGAAGAGGAACCACCGAGTCCGGCGTTACAATCTATGGCTGAATTAATAGCAGCTGCATTTGTTTACCCTCCGACGGATAAGGATAAAGATGCAATCGAAGAAATAGAACTATTATTAGTCGGTACACATAATGAACCACCAGCTACGCCAGATATTAACCCTAGATCTGTAATTAAAAACGTTATTTCAAGGTTACCTATTCAATTAAGAACTGTATATGCAAGAGGACCTGGTATTAAAGGTAATGCAGGGCTTACCCCGGAAGATGAAATATACTTTGCACAAATCCTAGCTAATGCATTTAGATATAGGCCGAAACCTGAAGGCTCAGCAACTGCTAATGCTGTGAGTAAAGACTATTCTGAAACAAATCCAATGAAAGTAATTGAAACAGTACAAAGATTGCTACAATTTTCAGATGAAGGTGTTGCAGATGAACTTCAAGATATAAAAATAGATACCGAATAATATTATGCAGTGGTCATTAGAAAAAATTTATAAGAATAAGGTGCGTGGTAAGGTTCCGCCGCGTAGACACCTTCGCGTGTTAGGTGAGGATGTAGAAGAGCAAACATTACCGGATATAGATAGCCTAAAAGAAGAGATTAAGCAAGCAGTTGATAGTTTAAGCTTTGACGATACAAGAGAGGCTCAAAAATTACTCGCACAAATCTATAATTTTCCCACATATAAACATGTTAAAAAGGCGTTAGGTGGTAAGGGATATAGCCCGTTAATATTTAAACGATTTAGTGCTGATGTTCAGCGGTTAATAGAAGATATACCCCCTGGTAGTAGAGATCAATTTTTAACATACCTACAATCGCCAGATGAGACATTAGTATTTCCGACAGACATACGTCAAGGTAATTTACCAGATTTAATAGGAGATAAATTAGATTATAAATTAGTAGATTATATTATGAGACATACAGGTCAAGATGAAGGTGGCCGTGGTGTTGGTATGGGTGAGCTTGCACTTGCTTTAACATTTAAAAACTTAGGCGCAGGTGGTAGAAAGAAAAAAGCTAATGTAACAGCTGCACAGGATGCAGTTAATAAAGCCGTTAGTGAATTTAAAGCTAATGTTGGAAATAAAGGATTCGGTAAAGATACGGTTAAAAAAAGAATAAAAAATACTAATTTAGATGAATCAAAATATGACAATCAATATATCTATAATTTAGATAAGGCATATAACGATTTAATTATTGCAAGTAGTGAGAAAGTAAAAGGTGATCTAGAGTTAGATGGAGAAGAGTTTGAAATCAAAGGCGAAGGTGCTACTCTAGGTGCTAGACCAGACGATATTAGTGATAAACATAAGAGAGATACTGCTAATAGTTTAGCTGCTATGGGTATTCAAGAAAAAAATAACGGGTATTTAGTAGGGGGACGAGAAATATCAGGTTTAAATAATCTACCAGTTGCTATATCTACAGCATACAGTCTTAGTGAAGACCGGGATGGATTTGAAGAAGTGTTTAAAGACTTTTTAAAGGTGAGTGGTGAGCTTGGAGCCACTGATAAGTATTACAATCAATTAAACTTCGATTTAAGTAATCCTGCATCTATACAAAATGGAATAGGCTTACTTAATTTTATTGAATATGCTGAAAAGGAGCAATTTAAGCATTTTATGGCTCATAATGTTGGTGCAAAAGGCGTAGGCCAAGATGGTCTATATGTTTATGTTAGTGGAAGTCCGCTTGAAATGGCTCGAGGTTTACTAGCATCGAATGCAAGATTTGAAAAGGTAAGTCGGTCAAATCTTAGACCTAGAATTGGTTTTGGAAGTAAATATGCTGGGATGACGCCAACATCAGTTAACGTACAGGAAACTGAAGATATAAGCGAAGTTGAAGAAGAAGAAATAGAATATTACTAAAATGAAAAACTTTAAACAATATTTCGAACAATACGAGCTTTTAACTGAGAACGCTAAGGGTCACTTAACTCATTTAGAGGAACTCTTACTTACTAAGGGTGAAAAAGGTTATGATCAAGCTCGTCAATACCTTCTCGATCTTTTAGGCATGCTTCAAGGTAAGCATAAAAGAAAAATAAAGATGTCTGTTAAATGGGATGGTGCTCCTTTTAT